ACTTGGACGTCTTGTTCGCGTTTGCCGAATTTGTCGTTTATTTCGCCCTTTAATTGCGTTAAATGACACCAAACCGTTGCAACGTCCGACAATGTTGAATTGAAACCGCCGAATTCGTCCGGTGTTTTAGACAAACGTTTAATTGTTATTTTAGAATCTAATTTACCGGCGTTCATTATATAAACATTGTTTTATATGACGTTAAAATTTGTTTTGTTGTCGTTGGTATTTCTGAAACATTTCCAACCATAAAATCGGCGCGGTTGTCGTAATACGTTGATATTAATTGCAACATTGATTGTTTAATCAACGCGTCATTTATTCCCGCGGTTATATATGTTATTTTAACGCGTTCGCCTGGGCCTTGGTCCAATTCAATGGTTTCATTGTCTAAACCCAAAATCTCATAATCAGTTGTTGCGGTGCCGTCAATGGTTATTTCCTCAACGCTTGCAATTGGTCCAAATGGCACGTCAAAAATTCCATTGGTTGAATCTAAATAATACGTTCTATTTTTAGGCACTATGTCGCGCGATATATAGTTTTCGCACCAAATGCGCGCTTGTGTAATCATAGCCGCAATAATATTGTCGTCGGCGCTTGTATCAATACGAACGTAATCCTTTACGTTTTGAGCCGTTAACAATTCATTTCCGGTTGTGGAATTAATCTTTATTTGTCGCATCGTCTTTTATTTCAATATATTCAACCTTTAATTCTTTGGTTTCGATTTTTTCTTTGCTTTGCTTTTTGCCTATTTTAGACGCTAAACCTTTGGCAATCCAATTTTTTGCGATGTGATCCGGCAAATCTATTTTGTCGCCTTCACCGTAACGTTTGCCACCTCTTAAAATTGATTGTTTGATTTTTAATTGCATAACCTATAATTTTTTGTAAAGATAAAAAAAAAGCGCCACATGAATTTGTGACGCCTTTTCAGAAGAATGAAAACAATAATGAAAAACTTACATTGCTGCAAAGTTATTAAAATATTTTGAATATTTTTCTAAACCAACCGTAAATGATTGAATTTTGCCGTCATTTTTAAAAATAAAAAAACCCTGGCGTTCGGCTGAATAGACCGCGAAAAAATCCACGTCCTTTTTTTTGTAACCGTTTTTTTTATGGTCAACTAAATTTATTCGGTTTCGTGTTCTGTTGTATTCGTTTATAGCTTTTATCTGTACTTTAAATAAACCATTAGGCGAATCAACAATGCAATCATATATTGAAGTATGCAGCAAAGGGAATGAAACCAAAAAACCGTTTTCCATCGCCTTTGTGGCAAATAAATATTCAGCATAACAACCAAAAACGTTTGGATTCATAGCGTAAAGTTATAAAAAAAAGCCGACCAAATTAATGACCGGCTTTTACTACAAACCAATAAAAACTAAATTATGACATTTAGTTGTCGTCTGCCATAGATACGCATACCCCTACAAAAAATAAGAATAAAGCCGTTGGCAATTCGTTGAATATCATTATTTGTCTAATGGCAAAAAACCATAAAAATAATGTTAAAAAAAACTTAATAAATTTCTTTTTCATAATATTACATTTGATCAGCTAAATAACAATCGTAAGAACACAATCCCGCGTCCTCAAACATTGGTACACCACAAACGGCGCATTCGAATTCGGGTTCATCGCCCGGTATATAGTTTAATCCCCACATAATTAAAAATTTTTGATGTCTATTTTATTTGTTAAATGATATATTTCGCGTTCTAAATAATCCAACGCCTTTTCCAAATCTTGAATTTCATTGTCCTTTCGTCCGGCGCGTACAACGTATTTTAAAACGTTTCCGCGGTTAAAGTTTAGGTCATAAGACGCAATAACGTCAATAAGGTCGTGTTTAAGACCGTTTTCGTAGTGTTTAGGTGTATTGCTCATCTTTTTAAATTTAAGGCGTTTAAAACGCTTGTAAACCAAGTTTCAAAATTGTTTTTGTCGTTATGCTTTCGCATTTCGTTTTGTGTGTACACGTTGACGCGGTTGCCGTCGTGAATGATAGTTAATCCGGTTTTTGTTTTCATTTGTCTAAAATTATGGCCCGCCGAAACGGGCCGGTTAATGTTTTTATATGTTCCAAATATCCTTTGCAATAATACAATCGTTTGCAATGTTTAACGGGATAGTATTTAAAATATTTTTAGCGTCATTAGAATTATCAAATCTTAATCCGTCTTTAATGTCGCCGAATTGTGGAATAATAAATCCACCAATGTTGAAGTTTTTGTTAAATGCTTTTCCGTTGTTTAAAATAATAGTTTTCATAATGTTTAATTTTAATGGTTTGTTTGTTTCTTACAGTACAAATATATAACACATTTTAGAATTAAAAAAATATTTTCAGTTTTTTTTTAAAGTTTTTTTTGTTTTTTTTACATTCTTATCTGTTGGGCGCCTAAAAATAAAGCATAAAAAAAGGCCCGGAAATTAATTCCAGGCCCTTAAATTGGTTGGTTAAACCTTTATTATGGTGTTTCGAGATCAGCAATTGCAGCGGCAAAAGTTCCCTTTACAAACGCATTTGGTAAATAGTTTGTTAAAGCTACTCTCTCGCTTACTCTTACAGTAACGAATCCGTCACGAACGTTTGTTCCGTCCTCTCTGAAAAACTCAACGTTAATTCCATCACGAACCCAAAGTTGTGTTCCAACGCCAAAATTTCCGATTAAGAATGAACCGGCAGCAATAGCAGTATTTAAAACAACTTTAACGCCCATAAATACCGGTTGAAGGCCGTTGTAAACTTGGTCTTTAAGGTAGTTATTTTGCGAATCTTTTAATAAAAGGATTTTGTGAAAATCTGACGGGTTTAACAAAATACAATCAGCGTTGTAATTAGCGTTTGCCAATTGGTTAAGCGCTGCAACAATAGCGTCAAATTGGTTAGCTTCGTCAACTGAATCAGCTAAATCACCCGCAGCGAATGCAGTTGCATCAGTAATGATTCCGCTTAATTGCGCACCTGAACCCGTTCCACTCAAAATTTGTGTGTCCTCAACTTCTAAAAGTTTTTCCGGCGCACGCGCTGAAAGGTAAGAAGTCAATTGTGGCGTATCTGCCAACATTTCTTCAGAAATACGGAAATATGTTCCGATTTTTCTAACGTTAGCATCGGCCGCAGTCATATCGAAATCCGATTGCGTCAATGTAGTACCTTCAGCCGTTGCCGCAGCACCGTTTGAATATCCGCTTTCTTTTACGAAACGTACAACATCACTTTGCGTTGAACCTTGTGCCAATAACTGACGAATATGCGTCGGTCTTGTTGGGTCAAACTTATATCCTGGTACTCTGTCCGCAGGAATTACTTCATTGGTGAAATCGGCGCCAACAGTCATGTCCGCCTTGATTTCAAACGATGCGCTTCTTGAATTTCCTTTTGCAAGGCTTTCAATTGCACCACCTTCAAATGCTTCGTTTAAAGCGCCTTTGAATGTCATTCTTTTTTTAGCGCTGAACATTTTTTTGTTAGATACTTCAATCGCATCTAATCTCTCGTTTAATTTTGTCGCCATTTCTGAAACTTCAGACTTAACGATTTCGTTTGCCTTAACAACAACGTTTTCAACAACTTCGTTGTTAGACTTTTCGATTTTTGAATCAATAGCAGTATTGAATTGATCCAATTGGTTTTTTAAATTTTCTTCCATTTTTATTTTTTTAAGGAATTTATTAAATAATTGAACACTTCAGAATCATTGTTTTTTACCTCAACATTCGGCGAAGTGATTTCATCAACCGGCTTCGTGAACTCAATAAATAATGATTTTAGTTTTTGTATTTCGGCTTCAATGGCAAATCCCATTTCGTCCGATATTTCGCCTTTGCGAATTAATTTTGTTAGGTTGTCGTAACGCTTTGAAAGTTTATCAACGTCGATATTACCTTTTACGTCTAATATTTTGGCTTGGTCGTTTGCTGCTAATGTTACGGCGCTTATTTCGTACAGTTTAACTTCTGTAATTTCTCTGTAATCGCCTTTATTGTTTTTTTGCATTGGCATAATACCAACTGAATTTTCGGTAATTACACCGGACTTCATTAACTCGACAACGTCTTTTCCTAATTGTGTTTTAGCAATTTCCGCCACGAATACCAAACCTTTTTCGTCCTCGTACAATTCAGTCATTTTTCCGATAGGTTGGTTCATGTCGTGCTGATATAAATATTTAACACGTTCACCGTTTTCGGCAATAGTCTTTTTGTACGCGCCTTTCATAATCACGTCATTGTCGGAATCTTTATTCCCGAAATAACTGCCGTAACCTTTTATAATTCCGGCCTTTTCGTCCGCATCTATTAATTCGCCAACCGGCGCCGCTTTGTAAAGAATTGTATTCATAAGAAAAATTTTTGTAAATATACGATTTTTAAAAATTATTAAATCC